GAAAGTGTACAAAGGGGACAACATGAAAAAGTTGTTGGAAATCAACAAAGTCCCACATGTCAGCCGATTGACGTTTGACAAAGCGAACGAGTTACTCAGTCTTTTGAACATGGAGGTTAAAGCATGAACAGAGCAATCTTAGTCGGGCGTTTAGCCCGTGATCCGGAGTTAAGAACCACCAACAGCGGCATGTCGGTATGCCGCTTTACGGTGGCCGTTGACCGCAGAGGCGCCAAGGAAGGACAACCGACGGCGGATTTTATCGGATGTATCGCCTTTGGCAAGACAGGCGAGACGATTAATCAATATCTCGGCAAGGGGCGGCGCATCGCCCTTGAGGGGCATATTCAGACGGGTTCTTACACCACGCAAGACGGAAGCAAGCGATATACCACGGATGTGATCGTTGATCGATTTGACTTCATCGATTCACGCAACGATGGGCAGCAGGGCGGAACTCAACCGGCTCAGCCGGCTATTGATGACGACCCCGATTTTCACATCATCAATGACGATGATGATTTGCCATTCTAAACGATGGACCTGTTAGAGGAACTTCAAAGCAAGATCGCCGAGCTGAACATATGTGTGAAGCGTTTACGTCAAAGCGGCACGGCTTACGCTGAAGCGGAACGGCGGTACAAGGTGATGCTTCGGCAAGAATGCTTGAAATTACGGGATGCCGGCATGGCTGTCGGAATGATCGACAAGACGTGTTACGGCATTCCCGCCGTGGCCGACGCGCGGTTTGATCGGGATGTGGCGGAGGCGGTTTACAAGGCGAATTTCGAGGCAATCAATTCGATTAAGCTTCAACTTCGACTGATTGAGGCCCAGCTTGGCCGAGAATGGGGGACTTATGGCAACAAGACGAATGTTTGATTCAGCAATTATCAGCGGTGATGATTTCACCGATATGCCGCCGTCGGCGCAGGTTTTGTATTTCCATTTGATGGGGAATGCCGATGATGACGGTTTTGTTGGCAATCCGAGGGGAATCACCCGGATGGCCGGATGCAAAGAAACTGATTTATCGGAATTGGCGGATCGCGGATTTGTCATCCAAATTGACAAAGTGATCGTGGTTTCGCATTGGCACGTGCACAATAAGATCCGAAAAGACATGTACAGCCCGACACTGTATCAAAAAGAGCTTAACCGCTTGACACTTGATGAACGGGGTGTTTACAGCCTTCAATCAGGCCCCGTACAGGGTCCGGATGATGCTCGTAACGAATCCGTACAGGAAGACAGAGGGTCTTGTAACGAATCCGTACAGGATGCTCAAGGGTCTTGTAACGAGACCGTACAGGACGCTCAAGGGTCTTGTAACGAATCCGTACAGGAAGACCGAGGGTCTTGTAACGTAGGTAAGGATAGGTTAGGTAAGGTTAGGTTAGGTAAGGATAGTATATACACATCAGCTAACGCTGATGCTAATGGCGCCGATGACGGCGCCGACGGCGGCGGCAAGCGGAGAGGTTTTGATTATGCTAAGTATGCCGACGCGTGGAATGCGGCCGCTGATAATAACGGCATGACAAAGGTCACGGATCCTAAACATTGGAACACCGCGAGGAAAGATGCCCTTAAGCGCTTGTGCGACAAGCAAGGGGCCGATATGGTCTTGGCTGTCATCAAAAAAGCGGGTGAGAGTGCTTTTCTCGGAAACAGTGGCCGCAAATGGCGGGCGTCCTTCGACTGGTTTTTGAAGCCGGGCAATTTCTTGAAGGTTCGGGAAGGCAATTACACCGATTCTTTTGACGGCAAAGGCAAGCGCACAATGCCGGTTGACCAAAGCATGTTTGACGAATGGGATGCCATGGAAACACAAACCATGCAGGAAATGATTGCCAAAGCTGGGGCGCAGACATGATGAAACTGACATTGGACATCCCAAAGACGACGCTGAATGAATACATCAACGCAGAACGGCGCAACCGATACGCGGCGGCGAAAATCAAGAAACAGGAAACATTTGCCGCCGCCGTGGCCGTGGGTAACGCGATGAAACAGGGCGTTGCCTTCGACTGGCCGTGCGCCCTGAAGTTCACGTGGCACGTGAAAAACCGGAAGAAAGATCCTGACAATGTAGCGGCGACAAAGAAATTCATCTTAGACGGGATGCAAAAGGCCGAGTTTTTGCCGAATGACAGCATGAAATACATCACCGGTTTTGTCGATGCTTTTGTTGTGGACGGCAAAGAGATTGTGGAGATTGAGCCGATGAAAGGGTGACAAGGTGGCAAGAAAGTATACGGCTGAGGAAATTGAACGATTTGAGCATGCCCGTATGAGGCTGAAGCAGTTTAGGCAAGAAGTTGGGCTGACGGTTGACGAAATCGTGGATAAGACGTGTGATTTATCCGCCTCAAAAAAGACCAGCGTGAAAATTGTGTTTGGTTCTGCGAAATTGAAACCGACGAATTACAATGTACAGGCGATTGAAGCGGTGATTGCCGCGTTTCGGCTGAATCGGAATTTTGTCTTTGGGGATGACCCCATGATGTTTGACGACACCGAGGCGCTGACCACAGAGCAATGGCTCCGGTGGAACTTGAATAGTAACGACGCGAAGCAAGGGGTCCTTAATCGCTTTAAGATGATCATGAAGGGCACCGGCGTGACATATCGCGAGGTCGGCCGGCTTGGCGGTGTGCGCGGAAGCACGGTGGAAATGTGGTTTCGTCGGCCCCCGTCGAACCCGAAGGCGTTTCTGCCGACGATGATGCTGTTTTGCGAACGCTATGACGTTAACGCGAATTGGCTTTTTTTCGGAAGCGGCGAGCCGAAAGCAAATTTGACCTACGAGCAGCTCAAAGAGAATCTTACACGGCGATTGCAGGGATGGTTTTACGTGGTGAATTTTACGGAATTGGTGATTGAAGGCGGCTGGGTTTGCGTCCCGGAAAAATTCACGATCCAAAAGGCGCATCAGGCCACGGAGGTGGCGAAGCGATATAAGCCGGTTTGTCGGAAGATTGACGGCAAAGAAATTACAGTATATCAAACCGCGCGGGCCATCAGCAGGCACGCGACAAAAAAGAACGCGGATCGAGCGCTGGAAATGGAATTGCGGCGATTGAAACGCGAAGGCATAAACGCGTGGGACGCGTGGTGGAGCGGAGTTGAAATTACATAGGAGGTAGGAAATGGCAAAAGGATTTAAACGCATTGAGTATCGTGATGTTTTTGGTACACCCGATTTTCAGAAAAAACTCAAGTTTTACGCAGGACGGGAAAACGGGCGATTTGTTATGGGGGTATCCACAACGGTGGCGGAGGTAATCGAGGTTATCGGCGACACCTTGTTGACCGGAACGACAATGGACGAGGAATTTGTGATTATCCCCGGCGCGAATCCCGAGGATGATGGAGCGATGAAATTTAACCCGGTGATTAACCCGATGTTGATGGCAAGATTTGTTCCTTGGAGAAACCCGGTCGTTTCGGAGTATCTTGACCAGCGGTTGAAAACCGACGGCCTATGGGAATTTCAAGGTTACTGGGACGCTGACTTTGAATGGTTGGTTTTTCCTTTGAAGGGCGGAAAAGAGGTCGAATGATGATGATGACGTTTTTGGGCATTGCCGCGGCTTTGGCGATTTGTGTCGTTGTTTTTGCCGGCGCCGTGTGCTGGCTGGCCGATCAAGAGGAAAAGATGAAGAACGAAGAGGATTATCCGCAGGAAAGGCCACTTTTGAAAGTGACGGTGGTGAAAGATGACGACAACAAAGAAAACGACTGACGATAAAAGCTATGAAATTGTCAAGACGTTTTCGGACGGTTCCGAGTTGCGGAGATACACTTTTTATGACGGCTCTGTTCATTCGGTGATTTTTGCGGACGGCTTCATTGTGGGAGCCGTTCCGATTGAAAAAGAAGATGATATGGTCGCTTGGTGGGAGACCGAGATAGAATATTTGAGGAGGTATGAAGGCAATGAATGATCCATGTAAAGATTTAAGGATGATGAGGGAAATAGCGGAAAACATGAAATTGCGACAATTTACTTTTGACGAGTATCAAAAGCTTGCGAGACGGACGCAAAACAAGGATTTATCGGCGCGGCAACGCACCGAGCACGCCTTGTTTGAAATGGCATCGGAGATCGGTGAAATCCACGCCTTTTTCCAAAAGAAATATCAAGGCCATGACATTGACGAGAAAAAGCTCGAAGATGAGGTTGGAGATTTGCTGTGGGGCATCGCTGAGTTTTGCGACGTCTACGGATGGAGCATGGCCGATGTAGCAATGCGGAATATCGAAAAGCTTCGCAAGCGTTATCCTGATGGCTTTGATCCGGAACGGTCGGTGCATAGAAATGAGTAAAACGAAACGGCGCGGGCCGAGCATCAAACCGCGAGAAAGATACATTGACGCCCGTGAGCTGGAGCGAATAAAAAATGAGGCGGTGAAGGACGCCGTCAGCGCGATGACCGGGGTATTGATTGCCTGTCAGATTAGCGTGATGAAAAAGCATTACGGCTGGGGCAAGCGCGTGAGATTGCCACGGGTGGCCGAGCAGGTTTTTGAAGAATGGAAATATTTCAATTCGTCGGGCATGACGCCGAAGGAATACATTGATTCCATTGGTTGTATGACCGGGATTAACGTAGATGTGACCTTGCGTTAGGAGATATCAACGAAACATGATTATTATCAAAACGGAGGTGAACCGTTGAAAGTTGGATTGATAGACGTTGATAATTGGCAAAAACTCGATAATTGTTTCCCGAACCTGCCGATGATGAAATTGTCAGCGCATCACAAAGAGAAGGGCGATCAGGTTGAATGGTACGATAAACAAAAGCATTATGACGTTGTTTATGTAGCGAAAGTGTTTTCGTTCACGCCTGATTTTACCGATGAAATACACGCTGACAAAGTGATTAAAGGCGGTTCTGGATATGCGATATCGTTGAATGACGGTTTTGAAGTTTTTGATAAGAACAAGCATTTTGATTTGCAAAATGAGATTGAACATATTTATCCCGATTATTCGCTTTATGGCATCAAGGATGAAGCGTTTGGCTTTATGTCACGAGGCTGTCCGCGGGGTTGCTTTTTCTGCCATGTGAAAGACAAGGAAGGGCAAAAGGCATATAAAACAGCAGATCTGTCGGAGTTTTGGAGAGGGCAGAAGGAAATTAAATTATTAGACCCTAACACACTGGCCTGCCCTGAGTGGAGAGACATTTTTCAGCAATTAATTGATTCTAAAGCGTGGGTTGATTTTACGCAAGGCGTGGACATCCGATTAATGACCGATGAAAAGTGTGAAATGTTGATGCAGATGAAGTTGAAACATGTTCATTTTGCATGGGACCGGTACGAGGACAAAGAATCGATCATTCCTAAATTTAAAAAATTCAAGGAAATATCAGGATTCAAAAGGTCAAAAGTCAGTGTCTATATTTTGACAAATTACAACACAACCATTGAACAGGATGTCGAGAGAGTGATGTTCATTCGAGATTTGAATTTTCAACCTTATGTCATGCGATACAATAAGCAAAATATAAAACGCAGTTCAAAAGCTAATGCGTTGGCTCGATGGGTGAACAACAAAAGGATTTTTTGGAGTTGCCCGACATTTGAAATGTACATGGAAGAAGGGAGAAAGTGGTGAATCATGATTACAATCGACAATATCGGAAGCCGAGTCAATCATCCCTGGCATTACAACGCCGGTGATTACGAGTGCATTGACGTGATGGTAGAATGCTTCGGGACGGAAGCAGTAAAAGGATTTTGTCTTTGCAATGCTTTTAAGTATTTGTGGCGGTGTCAAGAGAAGCACGAAGAACCGATTGAGGATATTAAAAAATCGGTTTGGTATTTGAATAAGTATTTGGAATTGAGCAAGGGTGAGCCATGACGAGCAAAACGTATCTGAAACAAATCAAAATAATCAATGCAAAAATCAGATATAAAGAGAATCAGTTAAAAGAACTGGAATCACGCATCATGCAAGCCGGCGGGGCAAACTACGGCCATGATCGGGTTCAGTCAACACCGAAGCATGACAGATTAGCTGATGATATCATCCGTATGATTGATTTGAAAGATCGGATCAGCACCGAGAGGGCTGAATATTTCGAGAAAAAGCAAGAAATCGTCAATCGGATTTATCTGTTGGAAGATTCCCGTTATATTGATATTTTGGTAAAAAGATACGTTGAGTTTAAACGATGGGAAGACATTGCCGACGAAATGCATTACTCGATGGATCGTGTTTTTCAATTACATCGTGAAGCATTACAGTTAATTACAGTTCCTAACGTGCTATAATGATATGGAACAAAAGCATGTGGTTTCCTTAAAGGGCGTCCGAGAGGGCGTCTTTTTTGGTGCTCAAAATTATCCAGGGAAAGGGGGAGAGATGGGCGTTGAATCCAAAACAGAAAAAGTTTTGCTTAGAGTACGTTAAAACCGGCAACGCAAAGCAGGCGGCTATAAAAGCGGGCTACTCCGAAAAAACAGCTTACTCAATCGGCAACGAAAACCTGAACAAACCTGAACTCAAAAACTACATCCAAGAGCTGACCGACCAAATGGAATCTCAAAAGATAGCGTCGGCCATTGAGATGCAGCAGGTGTTGACGTCTATCATCCGCCAAGAGACGGATGAGGAGGTCATTGTGGTTGAGGGTTGCGGCGAAGGAATGTCCGAAGCGGTTACCAAAAAGAAAAAGCCGAGCCACAGAGAAGTGATATCCGCCATTGATAAGCTGGCCAGGATGCAGGGCGTGATGGACGGATCCAAAACAAACGTCAATGTGTTTGTGCCGGTATTCGAAGGGGAGTCGAAGCTTGAAGATTAAGAAAAGCATACTAGCGCAACAACGAAGGAGGAAAGAGCGTTTGAAACATCGTCCACCACCGCATAAAGTGAAGGTTGAATTGATTGACGGCAACTTTTCACGATATCCCGAAGGTTATTGCGACTACTACGGCGGATACATGACAAGAGGGTTGATGGATACCCACCGCTGTGATCGGCGGGATTGCAAGCGGTTTATCCCACGGGAGCGGTTTGATGAAATCGAGTAAGCGCGTTTATCTGCCCGATGTGGTGGGCAAAGGATATAAGACATTCTGGAACTCAAAGAAGCGCTATCGAGTGGTTAAAGGATCCCGTGCGTCGAAAAAATCAAAAACAACGGCGCTATGGGTGATATACAAAATGATGCAGCATCCGGGCGCCAATACGCTGGTTGTTCGCAAAACATACCGCACGCTGAAAGATTCCTGCTTTACGGAATTGAAATGGGCGATACACCGGTTGAACGTCAATGAATGGTGGGACATCAAAGAATCACCGCTGGAGATGACGTATAAGCCAACAGGACAGAAAATATATTTCAGAGGCTTGGATGACCCGCTGAAGGTCACTTCAATCACCGTGGAGACCGGGGCGTTGTGCTGGATGTGGATCGAAGAAGCCTACGAAATCATGACCGAATCCGACTTTGACATGATTGATGAATCCATCCGTGGAGAGGTGCCAAAAGGATTGTGGAAGCAAATCACGCTGACCTTCAATCCATGGAATGATCGGCATTGGTTGAAGAACCGGTTCTTTGACAATCCGGATCCGGACACTCTAGCCTTAACGACAAACTATTTGTGCAACGAATGGCTGGACGAGCACGATCGGCGATTGTTCGAGCGCATGAAGAAAAACAATCCAAGGCGTTACGCTGTCGCTGGTTTAGGCAAGTGGGGTGTTGTTGATGGATTGGTTTTTGAAAACTGGCGGGAAGCAGCATTTACATCGAAAGACGTTGAGAATTACAAACCGGTTTTTGGATTAGACTTTGGCTACACCAATGACCCAACGGCGTTCTTTGTTGGTTTTTTAGATTTAGAAGGCGAAAAGCTGTATGTCTGGGATGAGCTGTATGAGAAGCGATTGTCTAACAAAATGATTTACGAGCGCATTACAGACATGGGATATCGCAGGCAACTCATCACGGCAGACAGTGCGGAACCAAAATCAATTGACGAGTTAAAGACTTTGGGCTTGCGGTATATCAAAGGCGCTAAGAAAGGAAAAGACAGCATCAACAACGGGATTCAATGGATTCAGAATTTCGAGATCATCGTACATCCCCGGTGCGTCAATTTCCTAACGGAAATCAGCAACTACACCTACGCCAAGGACAGATACGGCAAGAAGCTCAATGCGCCGATTGATGACTTTAACCATTTGATGGATGCAATGAGATACGCTTGCGAAGATTTCATCATCGGTGATAAATGGATTTACTAAATTAAAGGGGTGATGCCATGCTTAGTCAAACTGAAATCTTGACATTCATCCAGCAGGACACAATGTCGAAGAAAAAACGGGATGCCAAAGTCGGGCGGGATTATTACGAAGGCCGGCATGATATTTTGGATTATCGCATGTTCTATTACAATGCCGACGGCGAATTGGTGGAAGACACCACACGCTCAAACATCAAGATCCCCCATCCATTCTTTACGGAGCTGGTGGATCAAGAAGTCAACTACATGCTGTCAGACAAGGAACGGTTTGTTTTGTCCGATATTCCGGCGCTTCAACAACGGCTGGATGAGTACTTTGGAGATGACTTCAGAGCGGAGCTTGCGGAAACTCTAACAGACACCGTGGCCGGCGGTTTTGCGTTCATGTACGCCTATATGGGCGCAGACGGGCGAACAACATTCATGAATGCGGATGCAGCCGGAGTGGCGGAAGTCAGAGCCAAGGAGACTGATGATGATTGCGACTATATCATCTATTGGTACATTGACCGCGTCACAAAGGACAACAAGAGAATTAAACATATCCAAGTCTGGGATAAAGTGCAGACTTATTTTTATGTTCAAGAGGAAGAAGGCAAACTTGAGCTGGATCCCGACGAGGATATCAACCCGAAGCCGCACATCATCTATCAGAAAGACAATGATGAAGCAACGTATTATGATTCATACGGGTTTATCCCTTTCTTCCGCCTAGACAATAATAAACAAAAACAATCGGGGATTATTCCCGTCAAAGCGCTGATTGATGATTATGACCTGATGGCTTGCGGACTATCCAACAACCTAGCGGATTTTGACCACCCTTTGCATGTGGTTAAAGGATTCAAAGGGGATAACCTTGACGAACTTCAACGCAATTTGAAAACCAAAAAGCTCATCGGTGTGGACGAAAACGGCGGCGTTGAGGTGCATACCGTAGACATTCCCGTGCAGGCCAGACTAGCGAAGATGGAGGCGGACGAGAAGAATATCTACCGCTTTGGCATGGGTTTTAATTCGGGTATGGTCGGAGACGGTAATATAACCAACGTGGTCATCAAATCTCGTTACGCATTACTGGATTTGAAATGTGACAAGTTGGAAATCACGTTGAAACGATTCTTGAACCGCCTGATTCAGATTGCGCTTGATGAGATAAATCGAAAAGACGAAACCAGTTATCAGCTGAGCGACGTGAAGGTGAAGTTTAACAGGCAAGTCATGACCAACGCTTTAGATAACGCCAACATCGATTTAGCAAAGGCGCAGACTAATCAAGCGACCATCAACACGCTTTTATCTTTGGGCAATACATTGCCCACGGAGACGATTATCAAAGGCATCTGCCAGACATTGGATTTAGATTACGATGATGTGATGGAAAAATTACCCACAACGGCGTTGGATGACTGGCAGGCGGCTTTCAGCACGTTAAACGCAGTGGATGAGCCATGAATAAGGCGCAAAAAGAACTTCTGAGGGCTTCTTTACGTTCTGAGAAGAAAACAATTGACGAGTTAAGGAAAACATACCAGAGGGCAAGAGAGGATTGCGCTAGACGCATTGCTGAGCTAAACGCTAGAAAGAATTTCGAACCTGAGAATCTACAAACCATCATCTATCAGCAGAAATATCAAGAGGCCATTGCCAAACAGATTGATAAAGCGCTGGTTGATTTGGACAGTAAGCAATACAGAACGGTTGATGATTACATCAAAGAAAGTTACGTCAATGGGTACGCAGGCACGATGTATGAATTGCACAAGCAGGACATCCCGATCATCATGCCGATTGATCAAAGAAAAGTCACTGAGGCAGTCAGAATCAATTCAAAGATCAGCAAAGGGATGTACAGCAGACTTGGTGAAGATTTTGCCAAGCTGAAAAACGACATCCGCTTTGAGGTGGCAAGGGGTATCGCTAACGGTTCTACATGGATTGAGGTAGCGGAAAAGCTAGCCAATGACATGCGAAGTCCTTTTGACATTGCCATGAACAACGCTATGCGGATTGCGCGCACCGAAGGGCACCGTGTTCAAGAAGAAGCAGGCTTTCACGCTATGCAAGGCGCTAAAGAAGCAGGAACGCATATCGTCAAGCAATGGTCATCCACTTTGGACGAACGCACACGGCCGGAGCACCAAGAAGCGGACGGACAAATCCGTGAAATTGACGAGCCTTTTGACGTCGGCGGCGAGGAGCTGATGAAGCCAGGCGATGGCAGCGCGTTTAACTGTATCAATTGCCGATGCACGATGCTCACACGAGCGATATCGGCTTTTGATGAAAATGATTTGAAGCGGCTGGAGGACAGAGCCGCTTATTATGGGTTGGATAAGTCGAAAGACTTTGAAGACTTTAAAAAGAAGTATCTCAAAGTGACCTGAACAAGTCGTTAAAAGGTTCTTTTTTATTGTCAAATTTCACCGGGGACGGTGTTAAACATCCGATTCCAAACCGTGGTCAGTCCACGTTAAAAACAGTGAAAGGGGATAAACACTATGACAATTCAGGAAATTCTGAAGGCACAAGAATTGTCCGATGAACAGATTAAGGCTATCACGGACGCCATGAAAGAGAATAAGATTTTCATCACATCAGAAGAAAACATGGACGTGCGGTATCCGAAGCTCAAAGAACAGTA